CAGTGGTGGTCCGGCCTAGACGATGTCCACAAAGGCCATGTCCAGTCCAAAGGCTGGGACAAGCTCGATCCCGCTGCAGCCGCGGTGGCCGCTGCCCAGGCCCATCGGGAGGCCCAGCAGTATGTCGGAGCCCCAGCGAGCGAGCTGCTGCGTATTCCGAAGCAGGAAGACGCCGCGGGCCAGGTGGCCTTCTGGGAGAAGCTCGGGGCGCAGAAGGACAAGGCCGGCTACAAGCTCGATGACGTCAAGTATGCTGACGGGACACCACTCAAGCCGGCGCTGGTCGACAGCCTGACCGCAGCAGCGGCCGAGCTGCATATGCCGGTAGAGATGTTCACCCGGTTTGCCACCAAGGTGGTCCAGTACCAGGAGGGTGAGCAGAAGGCTGAGCTTGCCTCGCGGCAGGTGGCCATCCAGGCTGAGCGTGAGAAGCTCGCCACAAACTGGGGGGCGCAGGCCGATGTCAACAAGTTCGTCGCTGGGCGCGCCGTAGCGGCGCTAAACATTCCGCCCGAGGCTGTAACCGCGCTGGAGAACGCGGCGGGCTACGCGGCTACGATGGAGATGTTTCGCGACCTGGGCGTCCGCCTTGGTGAGGCCAAGTTCATCACGGGCGCCAGCGGTGGCGACAATGTGATGAGCCGCGAGCAGGCCATCTCTCGGAGGGCTGAACTCATGGCAGATAAAGCCTGGGGAACGCGCTGGGTCAACAATGGCCCGAACAGCCCCGAGCGTAAGGAGTTGTGGGACATTGACACCCTGATCAATAAGGTTCAGACCAATCGTTAGGAGTTTCCCATGCACACCATCATTGATGCTGGCGGGATGCGGGTCTTGGCCGTGTCCAAGTTCCAGGACCGCGTCGACAAGCGGAAGCGCCCGCTGCCAGGTCGGTCTTTCGATCCGCCGCTGGAGATCGTCCATGCGCGCGACATCGCAGCTTTCTATGGCCTTGACATCCGAGACGTGTGGCCCGCCGTACATGGCAACGAGATGGGTCAGCGGGTGCCTTACAATACTGGCACCCAGATGGCCAGCAACCGCACGGAGCACTACTGGCGCCCTGAGCAGGACGCCTATGGCCAGACCCACATGATCGAGGACGAGCGGGAGGTGCCGCAGACCGTCGACACCGATGACGGCATCTATGCGCGCCTCAGCGACGTGCTCTACTATGCCAAGGCCAAGGGTTGGGCGAAGGGCGCCGGGCTGCCACAGGGTGCCAACCAGGCGGCCACAGACGTGGCTGGGATCGCTTCGGCCGTCGTGCAGGCGTTGGTCGCCGCCGGCGTCATCAAGTCTGGCCCGGTGGCACCGGTGCTGCCGATTGACCCGCCAGACATCGCCGCGATCGATCTCCTCGATCCGCTGACGGCGCCTAAGCCGAAGCGCACCCTCTCTCCCGAGCATCAGGCTAAGCTGGCCGCTGGGCGGGAAGCGGCTGCCAAGGCCAAGCGTGCCAATGTGGTGATCGGGTGAGCGCGATCGTCCAGAGGCTCGTGACCATCTCGGAGCTGGTGTATCCGGTAGAGACAGTCATGTTCATCACCTCGACCAACTGGGAGCTGCTGGCGAAAGAGCTGGCTACCGAGTATGGCGACGATTTCGTGGTCCTGAACAAGCGCATGACCAAGCAGAACTTCTCCCGCCTGCAGATCGGCAAGCTCATAGTCGTCAACAGTGGCACCGAGGACCAGGGCGTTTGTGACTATGCCAACCAGGAGGCTGCGGCCAAGGCCAACTTCCGAGCCAAGGCTGACCGTGCTTACGCGCCCGACGTGCGGGCGAAGGTGGATGCCGTCTGGGATGATTTTATTAGCAACGATCCCGATGCGGACAAGCGGCAGAAGGCGCCGGACGCATGACGACCCTGTTCAACCCGTTGCGTGGGCAGCACTACGGCCCGTGGCGCTTGGCCCACGCTTTCCGGCGGTCAGTGTGGCGGGTGTTCTTCCAAAACTTGCGTTATGAACTGATCGACAAGTGGAGGTGGCGTCGGTGAAAATCTACGTCGGGATGCCTTGCGGCGAGACCATCCAGTCCCGGACAGCGATCTGCCTGGTGGCCCTCGTGGCTTCCTCGCGGATACACCGCCTCAACCTTCACATGGACACCTACTGCGACCGCGGCCACAACTCGATCGTGTCTCATGCGCTGGAAACCGGCGCCGATGCGATCATGTTCATCGACAGCGATCAGGAGTTTCCGGCCGACGCGCTGAACAGGTTGGAGGCTCGCAACCTCCCTGTCGTCGGTGCTACCTACCGGAAGCGGCAGCCGCCGCACGACCTGATGGGCCTCTGGCCGGGTGGCGAACCCTACGTCGGCACCCCGGTAGGGCTGCAGGAAGTCCAGTGGATACCTTCGGGGTTGATGCTGGTCCGGCGGCAGGTCTTCGAGAAGACGCCGTATCCCTGGTTTGGCAACCTTTATGGCAAGAAGCCGGATGAGTTCGTCGGCTCGGATATTGCCTTCTGCCGTAAGGCACGCGCGCTCGGGGGCTACAAGGTCCACTGTGATTTCGATCTTAGCCGGCAGGTCACTCACCTCGCGCAGGTGCCATTGACCTACGGCGGCTAGGGGCCATTTAACTTAGGTATGGGCGCTTCACCCTCCGATCTGCCTGGTGGCTCGGCCGCCTTGCGAGGTTCGTTCGAGAAGCGAGCCTCGAAGATTATATCGAACGCTGCCCTCCACGATCTGGTAGTCGACCTGGCGGTAGCAGTCGACCAGAGCAACCGGAAGCTCGATCGGATTATCGAGCATCTAAGGATTGAGGAGACCCCGGCGTTGGACGCCTGTGACATCCTTGACACGCTGGCAGTTGCAACTATATCACCTCTAGAGGCCCATAACTCGTAAGAGCGGGCTTCTAGAGCGATCGGCCCCCGCACGTTGGACAAGGCCACCGACACGACCCGGTGTTCTAACCTTCCTTGTGGATGAGGATCATGGCCGACCCGTTCGAAATCTCCATGTACACGACGCAGTTCACCACGACCTTTGAGCTGCTTCTGCAGCAAGAAGTCTCGCGCTTGCGCGGCCTGGTGGACAGCAAGGGCTACATCGGCAAGCAGGCCGCCGTGGTCAACCAGATCGGCGCCCTGGAGTTCAAGGCTCCCGCCGGCCGCTATTCGCCGCTGCAGTTCCAGATCGCGCAGTACACCCGGCCTTGGGTGTTCCCGACCGATCGTGACGTGGCCGTGCCGTTCGACACCTTCGACGAACTCAAGAGCATCGCCGACCCCAAGGCCGTCATCAGCCAGTCGGTGGTCGCGGCTGCCAACCGTTTCTTCGACGACATCATCATCAACGCCGCCTTCGGGACGACCCAGCGCGGGCAGGACGCCAATTCCCTGGTCCCCGAGACTTTCCCGACTACCGTGTCGACCACGACTAGCTCGACCGCCCCCTATGGTGGGTTCCTGGTGGCCGATACGTTCGGGAGCGGCGCCAGCGTCGGCATGACCTTCAACAAGATCAGGGAGGCGCGGCGTGTCCTGCGCCACTATGAGAACAACCTCGACGCCGAGACCCTGACCTTGGTCGGTGGCTCGCAGCAAGAGAGCGACATGCTCGGCCAGGTCGAAGTCATCGACAAGCGGTTCAATGACCGCCCGGTGGTCGAGAACGGCAAGGTGACCGGCATCCTCGGGACCAATGTGGTCATCTCCGAGCGGCTGAACACCTCCAGCTCGAATGCGCTGCGCAACTGCATCCTGCTTGCGCGCTCGGGCCTGCACCTCGGCATCTGGAAGGAAATGTCGACCCGGATCGACAACCGGCAAGACCTGACTTCGCAGCCGTGGCAGCTCTACAGCTCGATCTCGGCCGGCGCCTGCCGCACTCAGCTCGGCAAGGTTGTCCAAGTAAATTGCGCGGACACTACAGGCGGGGATATAACCTTCTAAAGGTTAGAGTAAGTATCATGAAATATTCTGTTCCACTTCGCCAGATATTCGTCGCAGGCAGTCCTGTCAGGACTTTCCAGCGATGCTATCATCAGGTTATGCTTTCTGCAAAGCAGATCGCGAACTTGATGCGGCTCGTGCCGGTGGTCTATGTCGAGCGGAAGTTGCTTGCCGCAGATGGTGCAGAGACCATTCTGAGCAGCGAACCGATCAAGGTCGGCTTGCGTGAGCTTGTAGCGGTTCCGATTGACAGCCGCTTTGCGCTTCGCGGAAGTGCTGTAGGCCAAGAGGGTCTCCTGCCGGGCGGGGGTAAGTTTGTAGGCAGCTATGTGAGCGCGCCCATGCTCCGACTGCTGGTAGCGGCGAGAGCGGGCTTTGCCAGCTTCCGTCCGGTTGTACACAGCTTCAGATCGACGGTTCGCGGCTTTGCCAGCGGCGCCTTGTCGGTAGCGCTTGTTCGCGGCATTGCCCTTCGCCGACTGCTTGTATCGTCGTTTACGATCATCCATGCCGGTGACGTACCACGCTTAGTCCACGCTGTCAATAGCTGATGCCACGTAGGGATACACACGAATGACCACGCCCGCCACGTACCCGACCAGCTTCGTCAAGTCCGGTGTCATCACCGGCTGGGATGCCACTCCGAATGCCCGGCCGTCGGCTGGCCAAGGTGGCCCCGGCCGCCTGGTGTCCGCCTGGGGCACGGCACTGATCTCGGCCACCCAGGCGACGACTGC